GCTGACTGTGGGTTGTGCTAGCAGGATGAATAGCTAAACTTCTAGCATCACCAATATTTGCTACATGATAAAACATTTTTAAAGATTCAATAAATCTTTTACCAGCTTCAATACCACCTGATGTAAATCCTGTGAATGCACTTGTATCGTATGGTAGTGTTAAAGCCGCATCATTATATAATTCAAATGTATCATCTGATATCTTCTTTATATATTTTTTCTGTCCTTCTATTTCTGTCATGCCGCCAACATTTTTTAGAAGTACAATATTTTTATCCGCCCAACCGTGATTAGCTGATGTAGTTACCCTTCCTGGATTAGCTCTAGTAATAGCACTAATGTTCTGCTGTTGTAATAGGTTATTTTGTAGAGTTGCTAAGTGTAATTCTTTTGCAAAATTTATAGAGGCTAGTGTTTGTGTTAACTGACTTGTAATTGCAATTCTACCACTTACTGATGAATAATATCTTTCAGCCGCCTGTCTCACTAGATAGTTGGTGTTTAATCCTCTGTTGATATCAAGTGCAATGGAGTCTGCAATTAATCCAACATCTCTTTCGCAGAGAGCAATGTCATATGCAAAATCAGGATATGTGTATTTTAAAAATGCCTGTACTTCTGCAATAATATATCTTCTATTTTTTTCTGTTAAATTTCTAGCTTGTAAGAATACAGGGCTTACAACATCTGCTCTAATAACTCTAGCTTCAGCTGTTCCTTGAGTATGTGTTATTTTCTGCATATAACTGCCCGGAGAAACCGGAGCAGATCTCATTAATATGTCAGCTCTCTGTGCCGCGGCATTTATTGTTTTAAATGCATAAGTGAAGGAAGTTCCTTCTTTACCTGCTGGAACACCAGCCATTGAGTCGTCACCACCCGAGCTAACATGCAATACTTCTGGAGAACTATAAGATGTGTTATCTACATAAAATTTAGTTGCCGCCTGCATATCTTCTATGCCGGCAGGCTGTCCTTGTCCAGCTAATTCACCTGGATGGTCATGTAGATAAAGTGCGCCAGTCATTGTATCGCCTTGACGTCTTGTTACACTCTTTCTTGGTAAACCGACGCTATCTAAAAAGTTTCCTGATAGAGTATTATCTAGGTCTGCATCTGTAATTGTATGTGTATCGTCTGCCGCAATAGTTCCGGAGACGTTTATCTTAAATGCTTGTGCATCTGCATCAACGTCAGTAATAGCATATGCTTTATTTGCCTCTGTATACAAGTATAATCTTGTAGCTGAAACATATCTTATGTAGTAAGTTGTTCCAGATGTAAGTCCTGTTGGATTTGTATCTTCTGCAGAGAATTTTATAGCTAGGCCGTTAGCACCAGATTCTAATCCGTGTCCACCTGACACTAATCCTTGTGCTACACTATAATGAGAAGTAATTTCTAAAGCATTATCCACATAGGAATTTATAGTCCATGTATAATGTAATTTACCTGTTGGTTCGTCTGCAACTCTTAACGGAAGTCCAGATGTAATATATCTTTGATCAGCATATCCTTTTGTAATAACTAAATCGTCAACAGTAATATTTGAAACACCGTCATGTGCGGCATTTACAGCATCTGCTACTACTGTGCTGATTCCTGGATTAGCAATACCAAATCCTGCGGCGTTTAACGGTCCACCTAGTGTAGGAGATAAGTCATCTGATACTTTTGTAAATGCACTACTTATAATTAACTTGCCTGGCACAGCATAGCTAAACGTAATTGTGTCTGTTGCTCCACCACCTAGTGCGGCGTTACTGGCTAATGTTGCCAGTGTAAGTTGTGTTCCTGCATTGTTTACTAATGCTACTGTGTCAGGAGTAAGTGTATCTGGTGTATCACTTAATGTGCTAAAATTAATTTGTCCTCCTACACCAAAAACTGCGTATAGTTCAGTAAAGTTTTCATTTACTTTCTTAAAGGATTCTCTAATACTATCACCAGTACCGTCGTTACCCTCAACACCTATGTTAATTCCTTGTTTTGCCATCTATTGCTCCGTTATGCAGGTATCTCTAATTTGTCCATATCAAAATTTACACTAACGCCACACCCACATGAGCTTTTTGCGTTAGGATTTCTAATTTCAAAGTTAGACCCAAATATTTGTTTTACATAGTCTATTTCTGTCCCAAATAAGAACATCATACTTTGTTGTCCTATTACAAGATTGCCATTTCCTGTATTAATAAGTTCGTCTCCTGGGTCTGCTTTTTCTGCAAAATCCCACTCGTATTCGAATCCTGCACATCCACCGCCTTTCATATTTAGGCTAACTGCAAATGCGTCTTTTTCTATGCATAATTCGTTGATTTTGTGTTTTGCGTTCTCTGTAAGTGTTAAAATTGACATTCAAACCCCTTTGCTAGTGTATTTATATAGAATTTTATAATCTTAATGTAAATATAGTTATGTTTATAAATGAATATACAAAGGAGTTTAGATATTCACGCAAATCTAAACTAGGCACCGATCATCCTTATTTTAGGCAGAAAACAATAGTGGTTTTACGTTGTGATAACTGTAATAATCAGTTTGAAAGGGCTAGAGGTAGTATGAATCCTAATAGGATTAATAATAACTTCTTTCATGTATGTTCAGAATGTGATGCAAAAGTTTTTGCACAAAGAAAAGGAATAGAAAAGAAGCAGATATGGAATTTACCTGCTTCTAGTGATTTAGATATTTCTAAGTTGTGACATATGTTGCATCTTTATAGCAACATGCATGATCTGAAGGATTATCTAATGAATGTTTGGCCGCAGTAAATACTGATTCCATCCAGTCTTCTCTCTCGTAAGGACTTACAGTATCTTTTAGTGATATCTTTACATTAGTGTCATTATCAGTAATCCAAACGTCCCATAAAGAATGTACGTTGTCTCCTACAGTTCTTTTGTTAACACTTTCTTGTATTAAAACTGTATACTTACCAATTATTTGTACTCCAGATTTGTACATTTTATCCCTTATTCCGATTTCCAGATAGTCCATGCGCCGTATGCAATAGCAACACCTGCCGCTATTTTAGCTAATGGAGCCATGAATAAGACTAGTAAACCTAAAATAATGCAAACTGCACCATCCCAAGTAGTACGTTCTTTTCTTCTAGTTTCAATCCATTTTTTAATCATTTTTTACCTCCTTTAAGACAGACTGTTGGCATAGGATTAATAATTCTTTTTATTCCTTCCCATACTTTTTTTAATATATATGATATTGTTTCTGTCAAGGTTATCATACAATATTTATATAATAAAAAGCTGGATAAAAGCCCAACTATTCATTACTGTAAACCAGCTCGTTAACACAATAGCACTACTTCTTCTAATATAACAACTAACGACAGCTAATGTGCTTCCAATTAAATACAGGGGAATAAAAAGGTGCGTAGCTGGATCTAGTATTGTGGCACTTAGAATCGCACTTCCTGCAATTAAAACTATTGCTTCAGTTACCTCGCAGTAAAATGCAACTTTACTGCGTTGATAACTTTCTCTAAAATAATCAAAAATTTTGTTGTATAGCTCTTTCATACAATTCCTTACTAGCTAAGTTTTTAGCTTTACTCTCAACCATAATGTCTGCATGTTGCCAAAATGACAATGCCCAATCGTTAACGGCTGTATTCCACATATAATCACTATGTGCTCTAAGTTTTTGTTTCTTGTAACCATTCTCTAACAAATGCTCCATATTAGGCAAATGATCTACTGAATGTGTATCTATGTAATCTTCTCTAGAAACAGAATAGTGTATTACAGGTCTCACGCCACGCCAGCTATCTATTATGCGAGAAAATCTATCGTCGGTTGGCTGTATATATTCACCTGTTTTGACCCAGTGATGGTGTATGTCGAGGACCAATGCGAGCTTGTGGCCGAGCTGAAGGCTAGCTTCGATGCCCCACGAGTTTTCGTCGTTTTCGATCGTAATTGTATTTCTCGCCTCTTGAGATAATCTTGGGTAAGCGTCGATGATACCGGCTGGACCTTGGCGACCGGAGATGTGTACGTTGATCTTAAAATCTTGGAATTGCTTGCCGTATCCAAGCCACCTTGCGACATCCACATGATATTCAAACTCCTCTATACTTCTATTTACTATATCTGGGTTATCACTAGCAAGGACAGTGAACTGACCAGGGTGCATACTAAGGCGTACATCAAGATTCCTAGCCAACTCGCCGACTGGTGCCAAAGACCGTTCACAATATTCACGTACATCAGGTAACCGCCAGAAGTAGCACCAAGTAGGCTCAGTGTAAACAGGTAGTACATCGGAGCCAAGTCTAACCATTCGTAATTCATTTTGTAATCCTCCTACGTATGTAATAAGATTTTTGTAAGACTCTATGTTGTGGACCATTATATTCCACAGTCGTTCTTCTGCAACTTCTTTTGTTTGTCTATTCAACCAAGCTACAGTTGTAGAACGTGTGTTCAACGGACGTTGAAGTTCTTCAAGAAGTTTCTTCTTCTGTGTTTGATCTTGATGCATGTATTTACATGCAAAGCCTATACGTTTCATTGTTTAAGTATACTATATTTTATGCCATCTGTCAACTATAAATGGGTCTTCGCAGTTATGAGGATTTGGATCTCCGTGAAATGCAACTATACAACATTCTGGTGGAGCATGAGCATCTTGTTCTATTGTTGCAAGTTTTCTATTTCCCCTATGTCCTCCAGGAGCATATGCCCTGTCATTCCTTACTTCCCACTTCCAGCTTCTAATCCAATCATCGGGCCAGTAAGTTGCTTGTCCTTGTGTTTCATTCCAGAGATAATCTTGGTCTCCAAAGTTTTGCCCCATAATAGTATGTGAATCTCTTTTAAACTTCACCCACAAGTGATCTAACGATCCTTTTTCAAACCTTATCAAACTGCTATTATACTTTTCCCAACCAGGCCTCATAGAACGTGTAAAGTCTCTTAGAACACAATACTGTTTTGGATAAAATGTAAATAGTTTGTCCATGTTATCACAAACAACCATATCCAAGTCTACATATAATATAGTACCATCTATTGGTAAATCTTTGCTAAAAATATAAGGCTTATACCACCAACCTGCAACCTTGTCCATTCCTCTTGGTAAATCTATAATTTTTATTTCTCTATCTAATCCTACTGCATTTTCTGTGATACAGTAGAAGTTAAAAGGTAACGTTAAATTGTTCGTTACCATTTTGAACATCTTGTTTACATATTCAGGTCCATACTTAGTTCCGTGTTTTAGAACAAGTATGTTATTCTTTTTTAATTCGGGATCGCTCTTAAGAAATTTTCTTGCAAGTTTCGCAAGTTTATTTTCACGTTTTTGTTTTCTAATTTCACGTATTTCTTGTTTTGTATATAGAGATTTGTCTAACTTCGCCACATGATTAATCCTTGGTTATTTTACATATCCTGTTGGTTGCTTTTTTAGTTTCCTTACTAGCATTGGTAAGTATACACCTATTGCAACAGTTCCCCAATATAAACCTAATAGCACAGAATACAATTTCCAATTTTCAAAATCTAAATAATAACCTAGTGCAATAAAACCAATCCATGTCCAGTCTGTAAATCCATGTATACGTTTTATCTTTTCCCGGCCAAATCTATCATGCAGTTGTTTTCTTTTTTGTGCAAACCAAGGACTAACATGACGCATTATCACAAAGCCTTCGTTGAAAAACATTATGGTAAATCCTACCCAAAACATCATTAATTCTCGTATATAGCTGAGTTGGCACCGTGTTCTGCACACTCTACTTTTACACAATAACAACGGTTGTCTGTCGCTTCACGTATCAGTTTATCTGCAAATCGCCATGCATGTTCTGCAAACTTTTCTGCACCTACTCCATCAAACTCTCTTACTTCACATAAGTCTTTGTCTTGTAGGTCATAAAAGTCTTGCTTGTGTGGATCATTAATATCGACACACGTTTTATGATCAAATGAATCTTCTAACCAAGCCTTCAAAGGCTTCAAGCCTCCAAAGTCTACGGCCCAGTTTTTGTTGTCTAGTTCATTACAACCAAACGTAAATTTAAATTGTAAACTGTATCCATGTAATAAATGACAGTGAGAATGATCAGCATTAGGTTGTCTAAATACTGCACTTAAACCTATGTTATGTCCATAAGTTTTTGTAGAATAATATTTCGGCATAGTAACTCCTTTATTAGTATGATTATATTATAAAACGTCTAGATTGTCAAGAAAAACATTAGGGTATTTCCAAGAATCTGGCAAAATCCATTGTCTATTTTGATATACAGTAAACTTATTTAAAGGAAAGTACTCAAATACCTTACTAATCTGGTGTATCCAATAGCTTGGATCAACAGCATGTTTATCTGAATTGTCATAATGTGTAGTGCTTTTGTAAACGTTGTTTACTGTACCTGTTGTGCTGAAAAGATCAAATCCTATCAATTTTACTTTTTTTGATAAAGTAGCGGCAAGTAAAACTGCATAAGGTCCACTACCCCATTGGAAGGGTTCATCCTTTCTTTCTTCTGGTTGGTATGGAACTGTAGGTACAAGCTCTACATTTTTGTGTGCAGAAAACTGTCCTATCCAATCTTTCCTTGTGTATATTGTGTTTGTGAATTTACTTTCTAATGCTTCCTGCACCATACGTCTATCCACACATACCAAATGATCAACTTCGTAATCCCTACGGATAGCATTACAACCTATTTTACAAATATCAATTTTGTCTAAGTCAATTTGAAGTCGACTTTCACCATTTCCAATTACAAGCATAGTGTATTTAATTCTCAGCTAGTGCTTTTCTTAATGCTCTATCTAATTCCTCATCCACTTGTTGCATTTCTTGTTCTACAGTACTAACTTTAGGTTTAAGTTTATTTCTAATATCGCTTATATCTTCTTTTGGCTGTACTTTTGTTACAGGTGCATTACTTACTACATTTTTTATTACTGTTTCTTCGTATCCTACTCTATCCTTTAGCATTTCAAGTCGTGCTTTTATGTTTAGGCACTTAGTTTCACTATCAGATAGAAACTGAAATTCATTACTTAATGTTTCTAGTCGATCTAGCACTTTTCTTTCCTGGAGGTAGATGTTGTCGCAGTTCAACTCTTACGTCAGATAGTTCATCTGCTATCTCTTCGTACCTTTTTAAGTTTCTATCAAACATCCCCATTAAATGTCTTATAGTATCCATGGCCCACCACCACCAACCTATAGCAAAGGTTGATAATATAGTCAACGTAGTACATATCAGTATATTTGCCCATGAATCTAACCCTATTGTTATTATAAGCAATGAAGCCATAAGATATACCATAGGTACTATTCGAGCAAGCCATTGCCATGTAGTTATTTCTTTATTTTTGTTCAAGCCTGGATTAATCCGAAAGATTTCCATTCGCCGGGAGATCCCGGTCTTGTACATATCCAACCAACGTAACCACTTGGTTTTGGATCGTTGTTCCATATTACATCTCCTTTCACATAGGAGCCTGTTGTTGGAGAGCCTGGCCCGACTTCAAATTTCTTATTTTGAATTCTTACTGGACCTGCTGTTGTAATATCAACATCATTTGAAAAGTTCTTTACACCAACTCCTAGCTTACCGTCAATAGTTGTTTTGCTATTTAAGGATATTTCTCCACTGGCACCAATTTCTATTCTGGCCTTGTCATCAGTGATTATTTCTAAACTACTGGTTGTCCAAGTGCCCACTTTAAACTTTTTATCAATTGTGTCGTCTATTACAAATTCGTGATCTATACTTTTTAAACTAAGCATAGCATTTGGACTATCAGTCCCTATACCTAGCCTTTGAGAATCGCTATCCCAAAATATAAAGTGATCTATATTAATATTGCCTTCTGTATTTAGATCTTGCACAGTACCTAATTTTTTTAGACTACTGTTTACTACAGAACTTCCAAGAGTAGTAAGTGTCATTACAGGTATTTTATCTATCCTGTATACCTTTTCTCTGTCTAAATCGATATCCTCACTACTCCATAGTCTGTTTGTTTCTTCTTGGAAAACAAATTGTTTAGTGTAATCTTTTCCTGACCACATTAAACCTTTACCGTGTAGTGAATCATTTTCAGCCTTAAATTCTAATGAAGAAGTTCTTTCATTTCTAACATCAGCTGTTACTTCATCAACCTGCAACTTTGTTGCATGGACTAATCCGTGTACTGTAAGATCTCCTTGTACTGTTACTGGTTTTGTTAAGATATTAGTATGTATCTTATCAACAGTTATACCGTCATTATGAATAGTTAATTTAGTACTCTTTGCTTCATCTGTTACACCAACTGATTTGAAGTTGGTAATCATTCCGCCGTTGATCTTATTACCGCTTAATTCACGGTCAAGTATCGCAGGAGTAGGAGCAGGACTACTTGCTAATTCATCTACTGCACTAGCAAGTGAATCTAAACCGGATTTTATTGTTTTGATATCGATGTTCATGCAAGTATTTATCAGTTTACCTTGAGTAGTATCGTATCCGGATTACATCGACCGTTTAGTTTTGTTTCCGTGGTTTTAATTTCATCTAAGAATGTACGAAGTTTTACTTTGCCACAATCCTTAAATTGTCGTAATTGTTCTTCAGGCTTACGTAATGTTTTTTGCATACTAGCTTGTTCATCAAATCCTATGATGGTAGTACCTTTTACACTAAGTCCTGTACCGTCACGTTGTTGTCCTTGGGGATCAATGTTCTTTGCAATATATTTGCCTATTTTTCTATTCTTTTTATTGAATACCCATAATTCGTTAGCTTTAATAATATCTTCCGGTGTTATACTTGCAACCTTAAACTTTTCATCTGCTTTACAGTATTTTAATTTTTCAACTAATTTACTTGCACTCTTTGGCTTAGACTTTCTAGGTTTACGGTTTGCTTTTGCACTATCAATGACAAAGTCTAATGCCTGTTCTAAATTCTCAATAGCAGTGATGTATTTTTTAACATCAGCTTTTGATAAATGGGCATATCCTTCTTTCAGTTGCTCCCAGTCGTCTGCTTCTTTCTCACTCATTTTCTTAAGCTGGCCAGCAGTAGGAATTACTAAAAGGGCTTTAAAGTCGTTAAGCTCTCCGTCATAAAATGTTTTCAGTTTTCTAGCATGAGCTTGTGAAACATTCATTTTTTGGAAGTGTGTTTTAAAATCGAATCCTTTTGGATCAAAAGATTCCTTATCTGTACAAAATCCTTCTAACCATTCTTCTATTGCTTCGGATTGTATATATGCCTGCTCTCTAATTCTTTCTTGAATACTTAGAGGAGGAGCAATCTTTGCTTTCTTCTGTTCTATTTCTTTTCTATCTTTAAGTACAGTTTTGCCTTCTGCAATACCTAATTCAATTCTTTTTACTATAAATTCTGTCTTGGGTTTTGTTTCACCCATAGTTCCTGGAAGTGTTAACCAATAGTCTGCTTCGCGTTTATCCCAATCAGGCCAACCGTCAAGCAACATTCTACAACAAATAGCCGCAGTTCCGCTTATTGTATAGTTAGGAGCGGCCTTAGCAAATTTTATTTGCTCTTTTGTATATTTGTTTTTCTCCATCCATTCAAATACAGCCGGCATAAGGTCTGGAGTTTTATAGTTGTCGTACCACCATGCATGACATGCGGTGCTTCTTCGATGAAGTTCTTCACCAGTCCAATTTTGTATGTCTTCGTTGCTGGGTGCTACTAAACCTTTTATGCCACGTCTTTGTGTGGATCGGGCAACCTTTTTCTTGCGTTTTATAGCCATTTGTTTTTCCTATAATTTTATTTGTATATATGTTTATGTATCTCTCTTTATACATTCAATACTATTGAAATTTGACTTCTTTTGCTTACCTTTGATAATCACGTTCGGTGGGTTTGCATCTTCAAACTTTTGTTTTGCAATACTGCAAGTAAAGTAACTACCCATCTTCATTTCCATTTGCATATCAGGCATGCCCGAAACAGACAATACTAATACTAGCCAATACAATTTCTTTCTCCTTGTTATTGTTTTTGTTGCTGGGTTATGCTTTCTCTCCGTTATACTCTCGGAAAGTTTTGAACCTTGGAAATCTTAGACTGTAAGTATCTGAGTCTTGTGATTTGGTTCGAGCATCTGCTCTAATTTCAATTAACTGACCAACGAGATTATCACGTTCATTCCAGAACTGATCACGTTGAGCGTCAGTGAAGCCACTGCCACAGTTAAGGTGATAAGTGTATCCATCATCTTCTCCTTCTACAATTACGGCACCTAGTCGGCCTTCATTACGGCCTGTGCCTTCCTCAACCGCAACTACTTTTAATGTTACTTCTATAAATGGTTTTGCTTTTAACCAACTATGTGTTCTTTTACATTCATAAGGTGCATTAGGATCCTTTATCATAACACCTTCATATCCACCGTCTACAGCCGCTTTATTAAGCTCTACAAAGCGATCTTGACCTTCTTGGGTATCTAAGTTCACATCTTCCCAGTCTAGTGTTTGAACGTGCTTTAAGACGTCTTTATTTTGTTCTACCCAAGCCTTGACTGCTTGGCTTCTAAATGCTTGTGTTTTGTCCCATATGCCTTTTTGAAAATCGGATAAAGGACACATATCAAATAAATGCAATACTGCATCATCTGATTGCTTACCATCTTTTCTATGTACCTGTTTCATCAAGTCTTGAAAATTAGCACTCATTACTTCACCGTCTAATACCAAGTCATACGGTGCAGGATTTGTTTTAAGTACTTCTTCAATTTCTGCTATAATGTGTCCAAAGTTATGAAACTGTTTACCATTACGACTAAACATTTCTACCCTGCTAAATTTACCGTGACTAGTATCTCCTTGTATAACAGTAATAACTCTTACACCATCTAATTTAACTTCTACTTGCTTGTTACCAATCATTTTCTTTTCATGATTAGCTGAGTCGTGTGCTAAAGGGCAAGTAAATACTGGAATAGCATATTGTGGGAATTTCTTAGCAATTTTATTTACAGTCTTTTCACTTACACCGCAACGCAGGTCTTTTATCAGTACACGTCTATAAAATGTATTCCATTGTTCTGTAGTAGCAACTCCCATTGCAAGTTCTATTGCATCACGTGCGGCATGTCCTGTAAGTTCTCTATCAATAAGTTGATTAGCAAGTGTTTTAAAATTGTCCCATGACAATCCTTGTCCTGTTAAAACATCGCTTCTTTCTGGTACTTGCTTTACTCCAAAAGTAACAAGTGGATCCAGTGCCATCTTGACACCTTCAAAGAATTCATCTAATCCCTCAGTCATAGCTTGTTCTATAATTGCCTCTTTTGCAAGTCTAGAATTGTCAGCTTCGAGTTGTAAAATAATTTCTTGTGGTTGTGTTCTCATATCTTTGCCTTTGTGCCTAAAATTAATTATACACTTACTATACACTCTTTAAATAAAGAAGTCAAGTATTTTGGCAAATATATTGGAAAGCTCTGTCTGCAAAGACTTTATGAGATTGTTCTCCTGGATGTGAATTGTCTAAAGCAAAATCTTGCATTGTTTTTGATATATCAACTATTCCACTAACTTTAATTGGTACATAATTTATAGAATCCAAGTCGTGTTTTTTCATAAAATTTCTTTCGTGATAGCTTTTACCACAAGAAAAATAATATGCTGTAATATTTTTATGTTTTAAAAAAAGGTATACATAGTTTGTTAGAGTTATCCAATCAAGATGAATATGTGCTTCTTCTGCAAAAAAACTTACCCAAACTTTATCAAGGGCAGTTGATTTAGGTTTCCTATTAGCAAAAATTTGTTCTATTACCCATTCACCATATTTTTCATTTGGATTGTAAGGTGCATTAGTCCCCAAGCCGGATTCGGCTTCAGGCTCATATTTAATAAGACAACTTCTAGGAATAGGGGGAAACATTACTACAACCATATCGCCCTTTCGATATTTTGTTGTTTGTATCTTATGTACTACTTCTCTCATACTAGCACCAGGATTACTTAGATTTAAACAAACTCTGTTTAGATCATTACTTAATAATTGAGGCCAGGCAAACTTAGAAGGTTGCTCTCCTGCACCCATACCTATTGCACAATCTCGTAATCCGTGTCCGTATGTATTACTGCATCCAAAGGCTATTAGGCGTCTTTTTTTAGGTTTCTTCATGTCAATATTTATAACGGGTATGTTCAGTATGCATAGCTATTTGATATAGCACAGTATAAATACAGATGAGCTAGTTCAGCTCAGGCACCTGGGAAAGACCAAGTGACGTCGGAAATAGACCGAGGTATTGCTCCCCTTAAGCATCCAAAACTTAATAGAAACAGGAGAACACTATGGAAAATGTGTATAAAGTCCTACGATTTTTGTTTGGATCAATTGATAACTCATCCAAACACGAAAGCTATCGTATATGGGCTAAGACAGAGTATGGTAATGATTGGCGTTTTGTTTATCAACACCTACTCGAACATAACGGCCAGCCGCCGAAAAAGCAAGACTATCAAAATGTAAATGAAAACTTAAAAGGATGGGTATAAAATTATGACTACACAAATATTAACAACCTACTATTGTAGAATATGCGATAGTATTTCAAACGGACTTAAAACTATCGGAAATGGCTGTATAAGTTTTTTCGAAACTGCAGGGACTGCAAGAGCGGCCGCTGAACTTACTCGTATGGGTATGCACAAAGAAGCTAAATCACTTATGACAGGAAAAAAATGAATACATTAGCTAAAATATGGAAATACATAAGGCCTAAAACACATCAAGAAATGATCTATGATTACTTGGCATCGTCTGCAAATCTAGTAGAACTTGAAAGAAGACAACAAGCAATAATTAACGGTAAAGTAAATATTTGGTAACTGGCACAGGTGGAAGGAATCGAACCCTCTCTTTCAGGTTTGGAATCTGACGTGCAACCATTAACACTTCACCCATAGAACTTATTGTCTATATAATGTAACACAAGTATTCTTATGTGTCAAGTCTAAATTTTAAATTATTGTAGTTTATTACAGACATACTTATTGCCAAGAGGAGACTCTATAGCAATGTATGGTAATTCTTCATTAGGAGCCCGACATTCAATCGAGTTCCAACTATATCCCTGTGTAAGTTGTTCGTTCATTGTGTCAATGAACTCTCTGTTATCATACGACCATAGGGCCGCAAAAAGTGTTAAAAATACCATTTACTTTACCTCTCTTAAAAACGGTTAGTTACAAAAATTTTTTACTAGCTCTAAGGGAGAATCTCCCTTGTGCCAG